CATCCTCTTATGGATTTGGATTGTGCTGATTTTATGATAGAGATAATAGAGACTATTAAAAATAAAAGCACTAGTAAAGGAGATAGAGATGTATTAGGTGATTGGTGGTATTGTGAAGATTTGAAACCAAATCAGCAAAACCCAAATGATAGTTATTGGAAAGTGATTACATGAATGAATGGAAAGAAATATTAAAACAGGATGAAACATTCCAAGATACCCGCATTAACATTAAACCAGTTGGTGTGTCGGGAAGAAATCTTTCAAGTAAAGACAAGGAAGCTCTGATAGATTGTATGGAAAAGATATTAGAAGAGCCAGGAGTTAATCCTAAACTCAAATGGTTTGCAAGACAGCCATTTGAAGGTAAGGTTATAACATGCTATGCAAACAAACAAACGCAACGGCGCGGGTCTGGGACTGCCTTAAAGCCAGCCCGACTCAGTTCAGGCTCTCATATATCATGGCAAGCAATACATAGACTATTAATAGAAGAATTTGGTGCGCGAATTGATGGAGCCAATGACGCTAATTGTGGAAAGAATGGAAGGTTAGGTAAATATGGAGGTAAATGTGGAGGGTCAATGGCTCATGGAGATGGTTCATCAGTAATTATATACCAGCAACATGCAACTCAGATATTTGGTCCACCTGACCCTGTACCTAAACCAAAGCCAGAACCAAAACCTAAGCCAAAACCAAAGCCAAAACCAGAACCAGAACCAGAACCAGCATCTAGTGGTAAGACTATAATGACGCAATATGGTGCAATACCTGCTTCTGATGATTGGAAAGAAAACCTAAAGAGGCTTCAAGCTCTAAAAAGGAAAAAGAAGCCAAGAAGAAAGTATGGTAGAGGAAGTAAGGCTGGCCGTAGAGGAGGAGAATCAGGTTATGGTGGTGCTCTTCTTGGACAATCAATGCCGTCCTGGGGGAACACTCCAACGATATGTGAACAATGTGGTCATAATAGAGCTAAGAGAAATATGACTCGCTCTGAAACAGGAGCCAATATATGTAAACATTGTGCTGCATCAAATAAAAAGGCTAAACAGGAAGGCACAACAATACATGGTGCTGGCCATGAAGTATCAGGTCATGGTAGAGACCGACAAAAAGGGGAGAAAGGAAACAGATGAAATGGTTTTATGTTCTTAAAAACCTCTCTCCAGAGGAAAGGTCTGATACCGAAAGGTTTTGGCCGGAAGAAGACTTGGATGAGCATGCTCGTAAGATTACAAATACCCGAAGTAGACTGAAATACAGAAATAAGGTAAACCCATCTAAAGAAGAGATATATGATGAAATGAAACATCCAACAAGTACACTAAGAAAGCCAAGGAAACCTAAACCTGTTACTGTTCCTGGAAAAAGAGGCAGAGTACATTGGTTAATTAGAAGTGGAATAGGTTTTGGTGACGATGAAGCAGCTTCTAAAAGAAAAGCTAATGTTGTATATCAACGTTTAAGGCAGAGATTAGGTAAACCACCCACTATCAGACAATTAGTTAGGGAATGGAGGAACCCTAAACCTGCACCAAAGTATGCAGTTTCAGAATACAAAAGAAAGAGGCGTAAGGAAACTGCAGGATGGTGGGGTAAAGTACGTCCACAAATACGAATGGATACACCAGAAAAGAGAGCAAGGGCCGGTAGGGTTTATGCAAGAATAGCCAATAGAATAAAGATAGCTGAAGGGCGAAGCCCAACTCCTGAAGAATTGGCTGAAGAATGGCATAATCCATCCGAAGGCCGCCGCCTAACACTAGAACAAAGAGAGGACAGACAAGTAAGACGAGCAACAGCACCAATTAGTCAATTAGTCATAACTTATGGTACTTGGGCCTTACAAAATAATATACCAATAGAACACTTAGAGAACTTTATTCATAATGAAGAAGGAAGGGAGTTAACGGAAATAGAACTCAATGACATTGAAAGATGGAAGGAACTACAGGGGCTTTGAGTATGACAGGATGGGCTAATGTGTTAAAGGTAGAACAATATGACCCCTGTTGTGAAGGAGCAAGAACTTCAATAGTTAGTATGGTAGATGCTATAATGACAAGATGGCCTCCCCGACCAGATACCATAGAGATGAAAGACCTGCCAAACGAAGCACAGGACTTAATCAAAGAGATAGAAGAACACATGAAAGACTTTAGAGAATTTCTATTAGAAATGGACTGTGATGATATTAGAGAAATAATACAAAGAAAAGGTCAAGTAAGAGTCTTTAACGTAGATGGCGATATAGCAATATTTTGGAATGAAAATATGGACATACTTAATGCGGCTTTACATCAATGTGATGAGGCAGAAGACTATGAGGATAAATTAGAATTCAATACTGATTTATTTCAAGGTAGGGAGGATTGGACATGAGTTGGTTTGATATTCTAAAATTTGAATATGGTAAGGAGATAAAGGATTTCCAAGATAAGGCTGATGAAATTGGGTATCCTGCTGGCACAATGGTATATGACCAAATACCAAAAGCAGTCCCTCTCTATGGAGGAAGAAATACTCAATCATGTGAAATTGATGATGCTGAAATTGTTGCTGAAGCAGTGGAATTATGGAGAGGACTTAGCTCTGGCCAAAAAAAGAAGATGTCTCAAGTTGAACACACTGAAGCATTCAATACCTATAAAAAATTGATTACTAGCCCAGTAGTAAGTGGACTTAAGGTTTGGATTGCTGCCCCTAATCAAGTAGTTATTGTTGCAACAAAAAACGGCCATCATCAAAAGCCGTATAAAGTAGCCCCAAAAAATAAAGCCTTAAGAGCATGGGAAGTCAGAATTCGGGGTATGCAAGAAATAGCCGAATCTTCAACAACCTTACACCGCATTATGGCAGCTCTTAGGTCAATAGAGGAAGCCGAAAGAATGGAAGACAGAGATGATGGGGATGAATGATTGGTTTGATATTCTTAAGGAGTTGGGCGAGCCGAGAATGTCAAGAACCGAGCGCAGCGAAGAGATAGAAAGACTAATGGATAATCTTACACCTAGCATAGAAGAGAGATACACTGCTATGGCAAAAAATGAAGAATGTTGTAGGAATGCAAAATTGCAAGCTATTAAATATATGGAAGGAGAAAGGAAGTCCTTTTGGGGGTCGAAGTATGAATGGCCTAAAAGAAAGACACCATTAAAACATCCACTTATGGATGTACCATGCAGCGAATTCTTATTTGCTTTAGTTAATTCTAGACATGTAGAAGAACACCTAATAACTAAATGGATAGTAGAAGAAATAGGGCAGGGAGAAATACCTATAGAGGAGAAGAATGATGATGGAATATATGATATATCACTACCTGCTTTACGCAAGCGATTAGCATTCTTAACTACTCGTGGTAAGACAATGAAGAATGTGAGGACTGGTGCTAAAAGAACCAAATGGAATTATAATGAAATGTTTAATCCTATTGAATCTTGGGAAAAAACTATGGCATTACTTCCAGAATGGGAAAACTGTCATGAACGGGGGTCAGGCTAATGTGGACTGATGTATTAAAAAATGATAAGTCCAGCCAGATAAAGGTGGGTTTAATTAAAGGTAGACACCCAATGCCCGTTGATGAATATGTATGGGATAAACCAATGGAAGGAGGAATTGAACATAACCTTTCAATATTAAAAGGTGAAGCCATGAAGTATCTAGAAGGCCGTATAGGAAAAGAAATACACCTACATGTTACTGGTTATTCTCCAGCTTTAACTGGTTTTCTAAAGGCGTGGAATACAATTGATAATCCAGAGGGAGAACTATTACTGTATCATTATGATATGGATACCAAAAGTTATTGGTCAGAGGAATACCCGTGAATGTTCAAGATGAGTGGCTACTAATGGTTTTAAGTGGGATGGGTTTAGGTATAACAGTTTGGGGGATGATGTATTATGGTATGGTTTAATTTAGTTAAATCTAGTTTCGAAGTAGAATATACTAAATTCATCCAAAGCAGGAAATGCTGTAACCAAGCTAAGGAGATGTTTATGGAATTAATAATAGAATCAGGATTTGATAAGTTTGGGGAAGGAGATAAAACTGCACCAACTCAATTTATAATGAATAAATTGTCATGTCAGGCATTTTGGGATTTCCTTAAAAGAGCCAGTAAATCTGAACGAGATACAATTTCCGAGCCAGCAACTGTAACACTGGCATTTTGGAAACAGTGTGTAGAAGCAGAACAAGACGCGCAAAATAGATTTAGGCAGTGGGATTCTGGAGGGAAAATATGACTTGGTTTACTGTAGTTAAAGATGCATCGGATGATATGTGTTGTGCAAATGCTCGCGCTGCTACACTTAAAATGTTCCGTAACTATTATAGAGATTTAATGCGAAACGTCAACTCAAAGGACAGGGCAGAAGCAAAAGAATTATCGGATGATACAATTAGAATGGTAGGAAATCTAGATTGTGTTGGTGATAGAGGATTGAATTCCTTTTTGATGGAAATGACAAAGGTTCCAAATAGTGAATGGTTTAAGGATGAAGGTTGGCTGATAATGCAACCTAAAGCAGAAAAGATACTTGTAGATTGGATTAAATGTAAAGAGGCTTGGGAATAATGACTTGGTTTGATTTAGTTAAAGCATCTAGAAAAAGATGTACATGGTGTGGTAATCCTAAAGGTTGGAATGGTAAAGATTGTATTAGTTGTAATAGGGGCGACTTTGATGATACAACTGATGTTGTTGAAACATATTCTGATGAGGCATGGGATGAATCAATGGGGGAACATATATGACTTGGTTTAATACTTTGAAGGCTAGCAGGCGAGGACATGGGCGAGGGGGTCGTAGATGGTATCCCCGCTTCGCAGGAAAACAAATGGAAAATAGGTTTACTGCTGGAGCAACATATACTCAAATTCATGAATTTTTAGATGTAGTATTTGATTTGAATCCGTTTGATACAATTGGGCCAATTAAAGAATTATCTCCATACAACGTACAAGGTTTGAGTTCCATGCTTGGTGTAGGAGATTCTAAATTTTTAGACAAGATGACTGAAGAACAATTCGCTACCTTACAAGCCCAGTTTAATGATGGTAAAATAAAGGAGGGCCTACTAGTTTTAATAGAGCTGGCTGAAGCACACAAACTTAAAGAACGGGAGTATAACCCAGAAAAACGGAAGGAAGAGTATCATAAGAAATTGGAAAGCCTAACTCCTGAAGAACTGGCAGAACGAAGGAGAAAGAAGGCAGAATATGACAAGACTTACATAAGACCATCGAAGAGGGAAGAAGAATGACTTGGTTTGATTTAGTTAAAACAATGGTTCCTAGAGAACAACTTCCAAGAATAGATGATTTTAAACCTAGTTCAACAATAGGAAGGGCGGGGGCATACAGACCTAAAGGCTCAATCGCCAATGTTCCTAGCGATTACAGAGGAAGAAAGAGATATAAGGGATGGTCATATACTAATCCAGAAGGTTTTACTAGACATGATATTCCATTCTTCTTAACAGATGATGAACTTAAAGAATATAAGGATGCTAAAAAAGTGAGGCATAGTATAACCTGGTATGATGAGCATCAAGAATATACTCCTAATTCTTTCATGGCTAATAGAATTACTCGTAATAAACAAGTAAAAACTATGACTAGATTAAAAGAATTGGCTAAGGCTAGATGGAAACATTATTATGTGGAGGGAAATGAATGACTTGGTTTGATTTAGTTAAATCCGCCGAACTCAAGGAGTTTGAGGTTCTTGCAGATAAGTATGCAGATAAGGGAGATATGGTGCATTTGGATTACCTACGCAAGAAGCATGGTAAGAAAAGCCAAGAGTTCTATAAGTCTCTCAATTCCCAAATCTACAAGTATCTTTCCGATGAGAACAATTGGGTGTCTATTGATGATATAGTAAAATCACTAAGAGAACAGAATCCTGGCTTAAAAGATTCAGAAGAGAATCTGCGCTCCTTCCTACGGAAACGCTTAGAAGGGCTGACCCTGCTAACGAAACAGGAGCGTGGTGTAGGCCGGACGGGTATGAAGAAATACTACAAGGTGAGCAAGTGAGATTTGAAGGCCCAATTAAGCATTCAGAAAGAGATGCTCAATTATTATGGTTTGCTAAGATAGGAATGGTAATTGGAGATGAAAACCCAAGACAAACCTTTCCAACTAATAAAGATAGAGGAACTAATGTTAGTAAATTATTCAAACCTAGTTATGTCTGTTATACTTGGTTTTTATCCGCGAAAGATTCGAATGGTGAAATTGTACAAATACCACTAGTAACAAGAACCTTAGGTACAAGAACAATAGGAAAAGTGCAAGTTAAATTTCTAGCGGGGTTGACTGGTTCAAAGGATAAACTTAGACATCATGGAGGACAACCTAAGAGAGCAGAAACTAAGGGTTGGTTTGATTGGGTAAAAAGATTCGCTGGTAAGAGAGACCAATTAACTGAGGAAGAGAAAGAAAAACTAGTTGATGAAGCAGAGGATATACCAGAATTAGGATATGATGAATCAGAAGATAAAGCTGGAGAATTCATCAGAAGAACTGCATTAATGGAAGCACTTGAAGAATTCTCTCCTGATAAGATGGTAGCAAGAACAGATAGAGAATATTTACCATATTTTGATAATCATTGGACACTTACATCAGTTAGAGCAGCGGCCGGTAAAATACAAGACTATTTAGATATGGGATTCCTGGAATTAAAAGCCAACAATCATTTAAAGAAACTACTTAAATCAGATAAGGTTCCAGAAGCAGTAAAATATATGTTGGAGAAGATTAGAGATGAAAAGAATACAGGTAATTGGTATATTAGACCAGTAAGAGGTGAGAATGTGTTAGACGAAGATAAAATAGGAAAGAGTTGGTATGATATACTAAAGAAAGTGCCAGAGCAAATAGACCCTGATGATGACGACGATGAAATTTTAGATAGGGAAGAAGAACCGAGGAGAAGACTATTAGAAGAATCTGACTGGACGACAGACAAGGTTAGAGAACGATTTGATAGATATACTGGAAAGGTTGCTCACAGAGGCGGTGATGAATCTCTATTGGGAGATGAATTAGTAGCGAGTGAAGATATATGTTGTGCAAGAATCAAAAAATATATTGAATATTATATAGAAGAGGACGACCCCGGTTTTTATAATGATTATGCAGATGAAATTAAACGCGACTTAGACCAATTGTCTTGTGAAGAGTTTGTGAGAATACTTGAAAAGGAGGAGTCTGGAACTCCACCACTAATAATTGGTGGTATTACTATTGACCAACATCAACAGGATATAGTGCGTTTCCTGGGACAAGAAGCAAGGGGTAACCCAAAAGACCCAAATAATGATACTAGTTTGTGGGGCTTATATCAAATGTGTGTAGTTAATCAAATTGAGTCTAAAAATCCACGGCATATAATAGACCCATCAGAAGAAGCAGAAGAATATTATGAAGATGTTGGTATGAGTGGAGAAGAAAAGGCTAAACTAAGAAGACTAATGGGTAAAGACCCAAACTGGCAACCTGAAAAGATTAGTCAAGGTGAAGTAACACTACAGGAGATGTCTCATAATGAAAAGATGAGAGAGAAAATGTGGGACGCTATGGACTATTATAGGGATAAGAAAGGTTTGCCACCAATTAACAGACACTTGGATAGAGGAGATAGAGGGCCACATGGGTCAAAACAAGACCATGACTTAGCTGTTGCTGATGATGAAACTGTTCTTTGGACATCAGAATGGTGCCCAGCATGTAGAGAATTAAAAGCATGGATGAGAGATAGGGACATTAAGATTACAATGAAAGACCCAGATAGAGTATCTGCTCCAGGACAAGTTAAAGCAGTACCAACCCTTCAACTTGGTAGAAAGTTTATTGTGGGTGCAGAAAAAATACAGAAATACTTTGAAGACACCGGTAGAGGCGGGAGACCTGTAAAAACATGATGGATTGGTGGAGTGTACTTAAAGCTAAGAGACGAGGTAAATTTGTTTCCAAGAAACACAAGGAGTTTGCCAAAAACTGCATAGAAAGTATTGAGGGAATGAAGGTTGCTGATTGGAAACTATCAACTAGTGGTCATTTAATAGCAAAGTGTGAATATACAGGCAATGATTTACCACCAGGAAAGACAGTAGTGAAATTTAATAATACAGTTAACCTAACCTCATTTGGTATGAATAATAGGGCATGTAGTGGACTGAAATCACGCTGTAGAAAGGAACTAGCAAAACAACAGGTATTTATTGGTGACTGGTAATATGTCTTGGTTTGATGTGATAAAGGATGTTAAAGATGAAGCAGAGGAATTCTTCAATAATTTTTTTAATACTCTTGTAGACTATTTTGATGCGATGGAAAAGAGATTATTAGAAGACCTTGATACATTAGATGACGGCTCACTTGCTACAACACTAGGAGACTTAAATGAGCTTGAACTTGAAATAATGAAACCTATGCTAGACCTAGTAAATGCAGAGAAAAAGAAAGCATTGGATAATGTTCACTCAGCTTTAGATGTAATTAGAGAAACAAAAAAGGAAGTATTACGCATACAGAAAGAAACTAAAGATGCGCCCCCAGAAATAAAAATTAGCCGTTTATCTGAGAGATTTCAGAATCTAGGAGAGAACCCAGAAGGATACCCCCAAACACCTAAACTAGACCAAAAGAAAATAGATGATATACTACACAGATTAGGATTTGAAGGAAAGGGAATGGAATGAGTTGGGAAGATATTATAAAATTAGGTAGAATAATACATCCTGGTGGTAGCCCAAAATGTGGTCTTTGCCGGAGAAATATATGGCCGCCACAAAGTGGAGTTGATGACCCACTTTGGGGAATACTTTGTAGAGAGTGTGCAAAAAGGAAGGGATTACTATGAATTGGTGGGGCATCATTAAACTAACAGGGACTGTTATGGCTGCACCAGCGCAGGGTGGTAAAGGTAATCCAGCAACAGATGCACTGTTTAATCCAACAGTTGGACATAATTGTGATTGTGGGAAGAATTGCACTTGTGGGAATAATTGTACTTGCGGAAAGGGGGAATGTAATTGCCAGTAAAGAAAGATAAGGATAAGAAAAAGTCCAACCGTAAAATTGATGAAAAGGGTAGCACTGCTATTCAAGACTTCGATTATGCTAAATTCCAAAAGATGTTTAATAAATGGAAAGAGGAATGTGGAGCGAGTGGAGCAACAATAGGTATGAAATCGGATGCTTCACTTCTTGAAGTTATTAGTAATCATGGAGTGGTTGCTAGACCATATACCAAAAATAAACTAAGCGCAGAAGAAGGAGCCACCACAATAATCAAAACACTAACTGACTGGGAAAACGATGCAACAGTACTGGAAACTGTAGACATAAAAGCCTTAGATAAGGTAATTGAAAAACTAAAGAATATGGCAGATAGTAAGGCTGACCCAAGAAACATTAAATTCACTATTCCAAAACCTGGAGAGGTTGATGAAGATACAGGAGTCTATGATGATAAGAAAGATGTTACTGTAATACATGGACACTATAGAACACCCGACTACATCGAGTATAGAAACATATTAGCAGACATAGATGGCTCCAAAGTTCCCAAAGAGCCAGGTGAACCTGCAAAGGAGAATTGGTATAATGAAGCACCAAATGAGGCTACACCCCCTATGTGGCAAGCCCTATTTGCTGGTAAAGCAGGTAAGGGGGATATAGTTAGTCTTGGTCTATTAGAAATATGCCAAAAAGCAAAGGAACTAACTAAGGATATAAAATTGAAACATGTTATCTTGAAGGTAGATGATGATAATCAAGGATTGCTTGCAGAAGATATTTATAAAATTCCATCAGTCAAAGCATGGGTTAATCAACAAACAGGAACTGCTGGTGCTATTGGCCCTGGAATTAATCCTAATACAATGCATTGGAAAGATAGACCAATGTGGAATGCAATTAAACAAGTAAAATTTGCAGTCAAAGGATTAGCCCAAAGTAAATTCATAAAGGGTGCAGCCGATTTTGATAAATATGCTGGAACAATAGTAACCTTTGGATTAGATATTTCTAGAAGACAAACAAGAAAACTTGCAACCCTAACTGGAGTATGTGAAAAATACCCTACAAGAGATGTAGTATATCATAAGGGTGGAAAGCAAAAGCTAGATAAGAAATCAAAGAAGCCTGAGAAAAAGGTGGAGAAATCTTGGAGGGACATTTTGAATGTGGTTTGATGTAATTAAAGTAGATTATGATGACAAGAAAAAGATTGAACATCAACTAGGGGCATGGATGGCATTACTACTGGATGAAGGATATTTCTATGATAGTATTTATATGGATGACAGAAGATTCCCTGAAGGAAGACCCTGGAATACAAATACAGGTAGAGTTAGAATATTTTTAATACAAAATGAAAGAGATTGGATAAAAGAACAAGCCGAAGCAGGAACCCCACAAAGTATATCTAATCCCTATTATGCTCCAGCGACTCATCCAGATGAATATGCAGATTTCTCAACAAAAGGTGGCGACTTGAAATTCATAGCAGGTAGTAAGAAATTCTGGGATAAGGCATATGCAACAATGGAGTGGTTTGACTAATGTGGTTTGATGTATTAAAAACAATGGACAGTGGATTCTACTGTTGCCAAAAAGTTAGAAGAATAGCAGAAGATTTGTTTACTGCTGAATTAGCTTATGGTGGCCCTGCACCACCATCAGGACTTGCACAATATACAAGAATGGAATGCAATGAATGGAGAAGTTGGATGCATAAAGAAATGCGAAAGCCCCACAATCCTGATGCACACCCAAAAGATACAACTAGTACACAAGGAAGAATTATAATACAGGATTTACTAGATGTATGGAAAGAATGTGAGAGAGGCGGCCCTAAAGGAGTTGAGCGTCAGACAAAATACTATAGGGACAAAAAGACAAAAAAGCCTACAGGAAAAGTTAAAACAATCAACCTTGAAGAAGTAGGAGAAGGCTTTGGGGATGATATTATGGATGATTTAGCATGAAGACAAGAAGAAGATGTAAAATGTGTAATCACGAAGACCGTGATGAATTAGAAGCACAGTTAGAAACAATGGCTGTAACAGCCGATGCCTTAGATAAGAAAATGAAATGGCCTAGTGGAACTACAGCGCGTCATCAGCGTAATCACATGGGAGATTACTATGATGCATCCAACCCACGATGTAAGATATGTGTCCATGAATTGAGACCATTGATTGAAACTCAATTAGGGGAAGGTCAAGTGACTCCGGCTACTATCTCTAGAATGGCGGAATGCACAGAAGAGCAGGTAAAGCGTCACATGAGGAAACATTTGCAGCCGCTTGTTCAGAAGTCTGCGGCAAGCCTTATAGCCCAGAAAGAGGTGGATGAAATCAAGTCACTATCCCGTAACATAGGTAGGTTAGAAGAGAAAATTGATATTCTCTTTGACCAAGATGAAATGCACCCTAAATATGTTGATAGTTTGACTAAACTTGCTAAAGAGATAAGAGAAAGTTTGCGGTATCTTATGGAATTCAAAGGTAAATTAGTACACAAAAGGCAAGACACCGTAATTATTGCACAAATGCAAATAGTTCAAGAGGTATTAGCACAGAATCATCCACAAGTGTGGCTAGATGTAAAAGCAAAAATGGAGGAACAGATACAATGAGTTGGCAAGATATATTAAAAGCACCAATATACCCTAATCCCTATCCAGCAAATAGGAAAAGAATAGCAGAAGAAAGCTACAAGGATAAATACCCTAGAGAGAATATGAATGAACAACAAGTTCGCCGTTGGTTCTCTGAAAAAATAGACCCTAAAATAGAGGAGGCAATGAAACGAAATAAGGGAACTGTTTCTATTCCTTTATCAGAGTTTAAGGGTATGAATCCAGATACTTTGCTAAAATGGGTAAGAAAGATGTATCCACAAAAGTCATGGAGAAGGCCAGGAGGATATAACTATATTTCTATTAACTCTAATGGACCCGATACAGAAATTACAGGAACATTACAAATTGAAATGACGGGAGAAACGTACACACGATGGTGATATATTATGAGTTGGTTTGATACTATCAAATACTGTAAAATTCCCGAAAGGGAAAGAGAACCGTTTCATCCAAGAAGAGACCCTAATAATCCACAAAGACCAAAACCACCAGGCCCTTATGCAGAGCCTTTTCCAGATGATGAACGCCCACAACCTGCTCCTCCTTCTCGTCCAAAGAAACCTGATGATTGGAAACCACCCACACGAGGAGAACCTTTCATTAAAGCTGGTGGGTGGATTGAATCCAGACAAGAAGCATTAGATGCAATATCAAAATTTTTGAGAAGATATAGAATGGAATTGCACGGAACCTCAAGGCATTTAGGGGGCAGTAATTTCAAGATAGATGCTAATAGACTATTAAAACAACTCTATAAATACATAGAATACGCGGGGGGTGATTGAATGAGTTGGCGAGACATAATTCAAGGAGATAAAGGATTGGGTGACACCATCGCAAGAACCACTGATTATGTAGGAATAAAGAAATGTGGTGGTTGTGCTAAAAGGCAAGAAAAACTCAATAAATTAGTTAAGTATAATTTCAATGAATATGACCACAGAAAAATGTGTGATTATGACCCCTGTGATAAAAGGGCAGAGTGGGAAGCAAAAGAATGGCCTAGAGCATATTGTCAAAAACACTATGAAATGTTAATTGATACAAAAGTCTTTGTTGACGAGCAAACTAGGGAGAAAGCACCAAGTAAATTCAATAGAAGTCAATATTGGAGGAAGATAAAATGAAGTTAATTAAAATGGATTATGCTAGAGTATATGAATTAATATTGGCTGAACTCACTGAGGCTGGACATGATAATATAGTAAATTGGCTAACTGAAAACCCACCTAAGACATACAATGGTAGACTATTCAGTGTGGATTTAGCTGAATCATTAGTTGAGGCTAAAACTAAAACAGCCTATGAAGTAAAACTGTCAGATTTAGATTCAATTAGAAATTATAGTAATTTAAGAATAATGTTGGATAAACATGATGCAGGTAAATGGTTTGATAAATTAAAGGCTGAGAAACCTGATATTATAATAAACCCACCTAAGACAAAAATAACTCAACCTGGTGCTGGTGGTGGAACTGATTTTATCACCGGTATTAATTTAGGTATGGGGGATGACCCAGATGATGACGATGAATGCGAGTGCGATGTTGAAGACTGTGATAAAAGGGCGGTATGGAAATGCCAGTCCCATTGTGAAAGAAAGCTATGTGGTAAACACTTGGCGAAAGAAGGAAGAGATGAACATGATTATGAACCCTGGGACTGTGAAACAGACGAATTTTATGATTATATTGAAGATGTGCCGGGGCCAAGTAGATGAGTAAAGACTGGTTTAATATATTAAAGTCCAGTCATTGGGCAAGTTTAACAGATTATTGTGACTTGTCAGAATCACCTGGAACAAATGTTATTAGAAAAATGCCCTGGACTAATACTGGTAAAAAATGGCATTGGATGCAAGTAGAGGATATTCCTGGATTAAAGGAAGCCTTTGATATATCAGTGTTTCCATTTGGAGAACTATGGCAAGAGGTTGCAGTAGAAGCATATCCTTTATCACAGGGTCATATAGAGCATGAAGACTCTAATATTTGGATTCCCAAAATTAGCGGTAGAAAGCATGCAATTATGGTAGCTAATGTGTATAATATTGAGCAACAAAAATTGAAGTTTGATTGGGAATTTGGAACATTAATTCCACATAGAAAAGACCCTGATGCAGAACACTTGGCACTTGGAAAGAAGAGGTATCCTTTGAGTGCTAAAGAGATAGGTGTTATTATTATGCAGGATGTTAAGAAAGGGAGAATGAGAGTAGAAGTCAGCGTACCAATAGGAAGTAAATTTTATGATAATGTGGAGCGATATACTCATGGTTCTAAAGCAGAGGATTATGAACTTACTAATGGAGAAGCAGCAGCATTAGGAATACTATCACACCACGAAAGAAGACAAGGTGGAAAGAACTACCTAAGAAGAAGACAAATGTTTGAACAGTTTGGAATAGGACCGCTGAGTAGAGATACAGAGGCTGAAGAAATAGCAAGCCTAACAAATAAAGGATTCATTAAGAGAGACCCTAATGCTTCACAACCAAATATGCGTAATTTTCCAATTATTACAGCAAAAGGTAAAGCTGCTGCAGCAATTGTAGACATGCCATTACATGTTTTTATTGGAGAATTTAAGAAAGTAGTGTTAGATGCACCTGATGCACCGTTTGACATGTATTATATGGACCCTGGTAGTAGTGCGGGGTTTGAAGAGTGAAGATAATATGTGGCAATCTATGTTAAAGGCATTACCTAACCCAGAGAGTATTGCTGGGATGCTTCACCGAGAGGAAGCTATTAATGTGATTTTAACACAAGCCAAAGGAGAAGATAAAACTAATCTTATAGGGGTCAGAAATAAAGCAAGGAGATTATCTCAAAAGAAGGATTTACCTAAAGGTTTTGATGATGACCAATTAAAGGAAATTGTGCAAAATGCAGAACAACTTGCTATAAAATTAACTAAGGAAATTAAGAAACTCAATACAGAGGCCCAAACAACCTTAGAAGGAAAACTAAATCAGATTATTGAGGAAGAGGATATTGGTGGGCTGAAAAAATTTGTTACTGAAAATAGTATTAGAAAGTGGCCAAATAAAACTAGAAAAGAGAAGGTTAAACTTCTCAAAGATAACAAGGAAGCCATTTTAGGTTTCATTGATGAAGACAATACTGACTTCTTTTATTATGATACCTCTAACTTTAGTTTAACAGTAACAAGGGCAGAGAAAGATACCGATTGGGAATCTAAAATTGATAAAATTAGAAATGCTCTAAAGGACACAGACATACAAGTTGAAGGAGATGATACTATTACCCTTGTATTTCCTGAGAAAACATCACCCAATGAGTTACACAATGCATTAAGTCTTGCTCAGTTAAGAACTAAGAGAGGAGCAAAAACACAATCCGCAGCAAAAGAACATTATATAGCATTCACCAAAAAAGGTGAAGCAAAAAAATCACCATTGGTAGAATTATTTGGTGTTGATACAACACAACAAGTTAAAGATAAAGTAGAGGGTGCAGAAAGTAAAGACTACAAAAGTAATGTATCTACAAGTGAAGATGCTTTAGCATACCTAGATTTCTTAGTAGGACAAGGAATTAGGAATAAGAGTAGATTTATGCCTATACCAAATATTGGTGGAGGTAAACAAAAAATCGTTAAAAGTGCCAAGATACAATTATTAGGTAGCGTATCAAAACCTAAAATTTCAAGCTCTCTTAGAGCTCTTTTTACTACAAAATCCTTTAACTTAGAAAACCTAATGAAAGAAGGAACAACGGAAAGCCAAAAGAAATATATTGCTCCTAGAATGAGAACCATACTTGAATCAAATGAAGACGAGGAAATTGGAGGAGTTTCTGCTGATGATATAAGTGACCTAAAGGACATATTTAGGACTTCTCCAGAACAACAAGATAAAGGTAGACAAGGGGAGTTTCCACGATTTGTTAGGGCATTGAAAGGAAAAAATCTAACAAATTTCACCAAGCTAAATAGATTTTTAATTGGAACTAAACCAAATATATTCACTGAGGAAGAAGTAAATTTAATAGTTGGATTATCTGAAAAATCTCCAATACAAATAAAGAAGGCATTAGCAGAATATTATAATACTCCCATACAAACATATATTGCTAGAATGCTATGGAAAGCATTGCAAAAGGATGCAAAGCCATTTGAACAAGGAGAGGGAGGATATACACTCAAAGTACAGGGACTTCCATTTGAGGAACAAAAGGACTTAGTAAATGGACTAAAGCTAATAAGACAGAAAATGTCTGGAGAAAAACAAGAAGCAGTGACTGTGAATTTGAAACAGTCTTTGAGTACTTATAGTAAAAAACATAGAATAAGTGAAAGTGGTTCTCCCGAACCTTCTGATATGATACACTTTTTATATATCTTGGACTTATATTATGGTGGAACTGGATTCAAAAGTCTAGCTGCACAATTAAGAAGAGGAGAGATAAAAGCAGACCCTGTTCTACAATCTGCTGATGAAAATTTTAGTGCTATTATAAATTCATTCGTTGAAGCAGTCAAAAAGAAAGTAGACCACATTCTAGAAAATAAAGAGGAATATCAACAGGCTTTAGCTTATCAAGGAGAATCAAGAGCATATGTAATATTCGACAGACTAAAGGCTGGAGGTTTAATTACCTCCTTAACAGAAACTACAAGAGAGGATACAGATGAGTAAATTATTGATTCAAGATTATATCGCCATGTCTTGGCGTAATTTCCATGATAAACATGAAAAGAAGAATTTAGATGCTTTTGTTGATTCAGTGCCAGAATTAGAGTTCGATGAATCCCATCTAGCACATCGAGATTTAGAAGCACTTGAGCAAGAAGGTGATAGAGGAAAATCACTAAAGAGCATTCGACGAAATTTAGCTGATAAAGACTTTTCTGAGCAGTATATAGATGACTACATGAATGCTTTAGAGGCTACTAAACCTGAGAGTTTCATGATAAATAGAATCAAACAAGACCTATTAAAGCATTTCTTATATAATAATCAGAAAATTAAGATGAAAGATTTAAGACAGGAATTAAATATAAATAATATCAGCACAGTAAGTGTAGATAAAAATACACAAAAACTATTAGAACAACAACTAAAATTATACATTGACCAAAATACTGAATATTCTAAAGGTTTAACTTCTCTACTAGATAAGTTACATCCTCAACAAAAATCAGGTATGTCTAAGATAAGTGGAAAAATAAGTTCAATCACTCATATTGACCCAAAAAATAGAGAGCAAAGAGAAGAACTTTATGCATTTTATGAGGAAAGACATGGTTTGTTTATGGAAATAAAAAAGACAATCAAAGAAGTATTAGTAATTTGGGATAGAGTAGAAGAAATAGAAGGTAAATTTGAAACTAGAGATACCGAAGGATACATCGAAGATTTAGATGAAGACTTAGAGAAATTACAAAGAGTCTATAATGAAATGGATGATGAATTGAATTACATTATTAAAACGGAAGCCATACCTTATCCTGTTATTACTGATAGAGAAACACAGATTGGACAGAACGTGAAGAACCTCACAATAGAAAAATTAAGATTTGTTCTAGGAAAAGATACTGCTAAGGCTCTTGAACAGGAATTAGAAGATGAGCCTGAATGGGATGAGTTTGGGGAACAAGATACAGGAACATATAAGGTTAAAGAGGGAGATGAGTCTAAGGACACATCTCTAGACCAAAGAGCTGATAAAATAACCTTTGACCAAAGACAGGAAGGTAAAGGTCGAGTTGTTGATGAAGGTGATGAAATGGATATTGCAATAGATGATTTCTTAGACACAGCAGGAGAAATAGATATGATTGAAAAAGTAGACCCAATGTTTGCTATCGCAGGACAACAAGGAATACTCAAAAGGAAATACTCAATTAAATCTTGGGAAAAAACTAGAGATGCTCTATTGGAACAAATTTCAGTAGCTGAAAATATAAATCCAGGGGTAGTTTATCAATACAAAGAAATATTAGAGGAACATCAAGAGTATCAAGAACAAGCAGTTTCCACTGACAGAAAATATTTCTATCTACCTGCTACAGCTAATTTATTTAAAATGTTACATAGATATTCAGATATAGAAGGTGATTATGGTAAAATTGAAGACTTTCACCTTAAATTAGTTAAAATAATCCTAGAGTTATTAGAAGATAGTTATGATAAGACTACCTTACCTATCCATACAACTCTTGAGGATTTTGCTCCTGGACTTGAAGGTAAACAACAAAAAATTCCAAGAACATCAGAACAAAGAATGAGAAGACAATTTAATTTGATGAGCACTATTAGGGTGGGTAAACAAGGTATCAGAAGGACAGCAAAACAATATGGCAGATTTGCAGAGACTTTAATGGAACTATTTTCTTTAGCAGATAGGTATTATGGAGACCCTATTAGAGAACTAATGTTGCCATATAAGACAGTGCCTCCTTTCTTAGATAGAGATACTCTGTCAGCTTTAATTACTCATGGACCTGAAGGAGCTGGTCAATTAATGCTGGGTCTATACAGGGATTATTTTGTTGCATTTGTTACTCCTAGAGATGTAGCAATATTAACTGAATACATGCAATCTACCAATCAAGCTAGAAGAACAGGTGAGGATATGGTAAAAAAGACAGACCGTGTTCTAAATGTACTAGAAAAATTAAACCCTACGAATCAGGATAATGATTTGCATTGGTTTGCCAATCAGCTTAAAGATATGTCTGAGAGAGATGATAGTTTCGACATAGAAGGAGAGAGACTACAAAATAAAAGAATAGATGAACTGAGTTATGATAAGAGCAAACATCGAACCACATTTCATACTGTATTAGCAATCATCTATCAATTCTCTCATGAATTTGAAAAGAACCCACACATTAGAAAAGAAATTGGTGAGTTCAAAAAGGAATATAAACAACAATCAGATATGAAATTAGCATCCATAGAAGAAACAACAATTATTACTGCACATGATGCAATTAGGAAAATGTTAGGTAAACCAATATATTATAACGAATGTCAAATAGATAGTTTAGATGATGTTATAGATACAATAGACCTGATTAAATCAGAGTATAATCTTGATATGACTAGCCATGATATTATAGGAATAGTAGATGAATTTAATTCATTTGATTCAATAGCAAAAAAATATGGAACCGATAAAAATATAGTCTATCGCATAAAAGCAATGTATAGGTGAATCATGTATCAAGATGTGTTGAAAACAAAATCTAAGACACCTGAAAGATGTGCCCGTTGTGGTAATAATATAACAGGATATGGTCATAATGGAAAGCCTCTAATCAATGGTAGAGTATGTGATAAATGCAATGATGATGTTGTACAATTTAGACAACATATGATAAATGCTCAAGCAGCACATAAAGAATGGTTAGATAAAAATAGGTAGGCAATGAGTGATAAATGGGATATTGATTGGGACTATTGGGATGCACAGGTTGAAGGTTATAATCAACTCAAAAAGAAAAAGAAGATTTGGCGCGAGTACCGTAATGAAACCAAAGAACTTATAGATGCTGTATATGAATGGTGGTGGAAAAGAGTATGAGTTGGTTTGATATAGTTAAAGGTGGTGTGGGTCTAGCCATCGGTCATAAACCACTTGCAACAGAAGCAATGTATGATTCTTATAAAAAAGGTGGTAAAATAAAATTCCATAGAATGATGGCTAATTTTTATATTATCAAGCGAAAGGATTCAGGAGCAGCAAGACCACATTGGGTTGCTGTGGATGCTATGAGAAATTCAGATAAAAGAGGTGTTGTAAGTATTACTGGCGCATCATATCCTGAAGGAGTAATTGACCAGTATGGAAGAATGATAAAGAAATACGGCAGACAATTACATGGACCTGATTATACTTATGAAAATATGCTGTTGATGCCTATGGATAAAGAGGCGATATAATGAGTTGGTTTAAGATACTGAAAAAGGAAGTCTTAGTCAGACAACCAAGAGAGAACTACAAAACTAGTTGTTGCAATGAAGCCTCTAAAGAATTCTATTATGTTCTAGAGAAATTAGGGGCAGGTAAGGATTTACTAGATGGTGTAAAGTTTACAGTTCAATGTGAAACACTTAGAGAGATGATTGAAGAATATTCTATGTCTTCTCCACAAAAGGATATATTCCAGCATTTATTAGATAATTGGGATGATTGTAGAGAAAAATTAGATAGAAATCCAAGAGATGCAATAAGAAGCCAACAAAGAAGATATAATACACTAAGAGATAGTATGTACATTTAGGTGACAATATGTGGTTTACTATTATAAAAGGGGACATATTTAAAGCAGGCCCCAAAAGGACAGCCACAAAATTTCAAACTAAATCAATAAGAAGAACCTTAATTTCAAAGGGTGAAGCTACTACTAAGGAAATTCTAACATCTATGATGAATGATAGGGAGAAAGAAAATATTGAGAGACTATCAGGTAAAATATATGTTGATGGTAACACCGGCAGAAGTCGTACTAAGCGCACTCTGTCATCAAGACAAATACCTCCATTAACCACGTTAAGAGCAATGTTATTTAGACATCCATTTGTAGAAAAAACAGGAGTGAATATATGGAGGTGGATAGGTGACTGAAATAACCGAGATGAATTTTTCTCATCAAATGGATATGGAATTATCCAAGCAATCTTTCCCTTACTTTTTCCAAAATGTATGTGATATGATGTATCCTGAATACATGGCTGAATGGTTAGAAACAATGAATAGTACTGATAGAACAGTAATTGTTTGCTCAAGAGACCACGGAAAATCTGTCTTTATGCATTGTTGGGTAGTATGGAATTTACTATTCCAAGAGCCGCCATTTCAAATGCTATACATTTCATCTAACCAAAAGCAGACATTAGTTCACATGAGAGAGATAGATAGAATGTTTAATATTCCACAACTAAAGAAGTTCAAACCATCAAAGGGTTGGGCTATTGGTAATATAACTCTAACTAATGGAAATTCAGTATTGGAGCGTTCAATAGGTTCTCAGATTCGTGGCCTTCACCCTCAAGAGATTATCATTGATGACCCCTTGAAAGAATTCAGTTTAGTAGCAATTCAAAGAGTCACAGATTGGTTCTTTGGAGACATGATTCCAACACTTCACCATACTGCAAAGTTAAGAATGATTGGAACGCCATTTACATATACTGATATTTTTACACAGTTAGAAGAGAACCCAGCCTATACAGTTAGAAAGTATCCATGCTTGGATTCAAATAATGACCCCCTTTGGGAAGAAAGATGGAATTATGAAGCATTAATGGGAAGAAAAGCAGAAATTGGTTCATTAAAATTCACCAGAGAGTACCTATGTATACCAGTTTCAACAGGAACTGCACTATTTGGACAAGATTTTCTCCTAAAGGCTAAAAATAAAGACTTAATCCTTAAATTAGGCCATAGAAAGGACAAGGGATACAAATATTATGTTGGAGTTGACCCTGCAATCTCTACTGATGGCGATTATAATGTAATTATGGTACTAGAAGTGGATGATGAGAAGAATAAAAGCATTGTTCATGTGGATAGGGCCAAAAATGTGCAATTTAGAGAAAATATCGAGAAATTGAACCTAATTGGAAAGATATTTCAACCTGAAGTCGTGCTTTATGAGACAAATACCTTCGCAAAGGCGTTTACACAAGAGCTTCGGGCAATTTCCGACTTAAATGTTAGAGACTTCGACACTACGCGCCGAAAAAAGCAAGAAATCATCCTAAACTTGCAAATGAACTTTGAAAATGGGAAGATTGGTTTACCTTGTGGCGATAATAATAGCAGAAGAATGAGCCAATTGATTATTGAGGAGTTATCTATGTTTTCTATCACGGATTCCGGCAAGTTTGAAGGAGTGGGGGCGCATGATGACTTGGTAATGGCCCTCGCGTTAGCAAATGCAGCCACACAGACGGCAACGGAGTCCTTCTTGCTCCTTGACGACATGGAGATATTTGATGGCCCAGAAACGCCTCTAATCGGGGTTCCAGCCGGTATTACTGGACTAAATTTTTAAGACAGGTGGGTAAGATGCAAAAGCAAGGAAAACACGCCGATAAGGTCGAGGAAGATAGAACAGAGGTTAACGAGCTATTGGATGAGAAGGAGATTCCAGCCCGAAATCTTGATGAGATTAATGAGAAAATCCGACAAAAGCAAACTGAGATACGGGCCGCTTGGTTGTCTGAACAACCCATTAGAAGCCATGATGATATAAGCAAGGATTACTCTAAAATCATTGGTATCAACTTATCGGAGGCAAAAACCCATTTGTTTGAATATCCTCAGAAGTATGAAATAGAGGGTAAAGATATTCCTACCTTAATTAAGGATATGAGAAAGTATAGGCGTAAATTAAAGGGAGATATTAAAATAGAATTCACAACTGCTATTGATGATGTAATCAAGGGTTATGGTGACTATTTAGAGGGCTGCATAGATAGCATCTATTGGCTTAAAAAATATAAGGTTCCACTAAAGAATATGAATTACAATGAAATGAAGTTAGAGAAATTAAACTCAATTACTTCCGAAAGTCAGAAGAGGCAAGTTTTAGATTGTCTTAGTAAGTATTGGGAAGCAAATCTGGATAGAAAGGATTTATCCTATGGAAAGGAATATTCAAGATTGACTAAGGTTATGAGTACCCATAAAAAAGAATTCACTCAAATACTAAAGCAAACCCCTATAAGTACCAACGCGAAGGATGCAATAAGGAAAGCAGTTCTTGATAAGGTATGTAATAATCCAGGGGTTTCTTCAAGGGAAATTCATGATTCTTTGCCAAAGAAACTGTATGATAAAAGTTCACCTCAAATTATAGCAAAGATAGCAAAGGATGAAAATATAACTAGTGTCAATGGTGCTTATTATAAGATAAATGATGATATTAAAAAGAATATTTGGTCATATACTGCAGCTTTTATAGATTCAGATGGCTACATTACAATGGATAAAAATCATAATCCAAGAGTTGGGTTAGTAGCAACAGGAGATAGAGGAAGGGCCTTTATGCAAGAAATGCGGAAATCACTTGGTTTTGGAAGATTACATTTAGACCAAGCATCACCACAAGATACTAGACTAGTTAATAGATTAAATTTCTATTCTGCAGCTGATGTGAAGAAACTTCTAACTAAATGCTTACCACATTTTAAGATGAAAGGACCTAATGCACGAGTTTTATTGGAATTAATTAAGATTAAGAAATTCAATAAGAAAGAGGACTGGTACAGCGTAAGAAAAGAAGAATTATTCAAACTAATGAAGTATCATAATCATAGTGATAATACAAAATTTGACTGGAAAGCCTGGGATATTGATATTGATAATATAAACAAATTACAAGCTAATTCAAAGATGGATGTGTGATAAATGGTTGAAAAAGAAAAGAGGAGATTTTCCTTAGGAAATCTATTGAGAAGACAAACTCCTACTCCACAGGATAGAAAGGTTTTCAATCCTGGTATTCAAGAAAAGGACACTAGTTATCTTATTACTTCTCCTATTGTATATCACATAGCACAACAGTCTGTTATTGT